CTTCTGGTAGACCAGCGTCCCACGCACGAGGTCGGCCTCCGCCTCCAGCGTGACGCCCACCATGCGCACTGGGTGGTCGCCCGCGAGCAGCAGGTCGGGGGTGTAGGTCCCCTCAGCAGTGATTCCAGCAGGTTTCATATCCATCAGTCTTCTCCTTTGCTCAGGTCACAGCCGCTTTTGCGGCTGGTTCGCCAGCGCCGCGATGCGCGCCACCACGGCGGCTGCCTGCGCTTCCTCACTGTCCTCGGACACGACGTCAGCCTCGACGCTTGGGTTCGCCGCCCGCATGGCCGCCTCGAACTCAGCGCCCACCTCGGACTTCACGATCGGCGTGGCAGCCAGCAGCTTGCCCGCGTCCTCGACCGTCATGGTCGGCATGCCAGCGAGCCGCAGAGCCAGTGGCGCGCGGCCCTTGGCCTCGGCGTGCCCAACGATGCCGAGCACGCGCTCGCGCTCGGCCGCCGCGCCCTCAGCCCGGGCCTTCTCGGCGTCCGAGGCGGCCAGAGCCAGCAGCTCCTTCGCCTCCGCATCCGCGTTCGCCTTTGCCTCGGCCGCGATCTGCGCGACCAGGGTGGGATGCTCTGTGTTCAGTTGTTCCCTTGTCATGACTGTGCCTCCGTGAGTTGTGGACCTGGTTGCTGTTGGGTTCGCGTTCAACCGGGCAACAAGGCCCTCGAACGTCCCGAGCTCATCAATCATCCCGGCAGCCTCGGCCGCCTGCCCTAACATTACGTCACCCTGGCCGAAGTTCGCTAGAACGTGCTCTCCGGTGACACCACGGTAGGCGGCGACGTCGTCAATGAAGATCGCCGCGAGGTTGTCGACCAGCGCCTGGATGCGGGCGCGCCCCTCGGCGGTAGCCGGGTCCACCCGCTTATACGGACTCTGGCTGCTGACAATCTCCTCCTCGTCGCCCTTCTTTCCCACGCCCACTACCACGCCGACCGAACCGAGGATCGCCGTCTTCGCCGCCACGATGGACGACGCGGCGGACGCCAGCCAGTAGGCCGCGCTCGCCCCCATGCCGCCCACGTAGGCCACCACGGGCTTCCGACCGCGCGCCTCGGCGACGTGTGACGCTAGCTCCGCCACGCCGCTGGCCATGCCGCCCGGGCTGTCGATGTTGAGCACGATCGCCTTGACGCTCGGGTTGTCGAGCGCCTCACGCAGGTCCTGTGCGATCATATCATAGCTCGTCGCCCCGCTCACGCGGGTGAATAGATTCGCCCGGCGGAACAGCGGACCCACGACGGGGATGACGGCCACGCTGCCCCGCATCTCCGCCCGGTGCGCGTTCTCTAGCGGCCGCCCCAGACGGGCCTCGACCGCCGTCGGGTCTCCGTTCTCGCGCCGGGCGATGGCCAGAATGCCTTGTAGCGCATCCGGGGTGATGGCCCACTCGGCGCCGAGAATCGCTGCAATGACCCGCGCTTCCTTCATGGCTTAGCCTCTTGCTTTTGAGTCGACTCGTCCCCTGTCCCGTCGTCGGCAGCCGTATCACCCGCGTTGCGAGCCGCGCCCACCGCCGACAGCGGGATGTCAAGATCGCGCATCCGCTGCAGCTCGATCGCCCGCTGCTCGAGGATCTCCTCCCAGTCAGAGCCCTGCTCCGCCGCCTCGCGCTCCAGCGTCGAGACGCCGATCCGCATCCGGTCCTCCGCCGCCTGCGCCTCCCGCACGGGATCCACGTAGCCCTTGGCCGACCCGATCCACCGTGACTCGCAGTAGGCCGCCCGCTGCGCGTAGAACCCAGGCGCCGCAACCACACCACGGTTGACCGCCTCCTCAAGCCACAGCTCGTAGACCGGCTGCAGCCAGTTGTCAGTGATCCACTTGCGCCGACTGGCAAAGAATCGCCACGCCTCCATGAGCGCCGCCCGCACACTCGCATAGGAGGTCTTCGAGAAGTCCTTCATGATCAGCTCGTAGGGCAACCCAGTCGCCACGCCGATCTCTCGAGCGATGGTCTCAATAAATGACCCGAAGATGTCATTCGGACGAGACGGGGTGAACGACGTCACCTTATCTCCTGGGAACAGCGGAATCACCGCCCCGCCATCAAGCTTCGACTCCCACGCCGCACGCTCTCCTGTGTACTTAGTGAACCCAGACACGCGGTCGCCAGCTGGTCCTCCGAAGACCTCCAGAAGCTGCTCGGCACCGATCGGACTCTCGACAAAGGCGGCGATCATGCTGTTGACGATCGCGCTCTTCATTTCATTGCGTTGGTAGTCACTCAGCATCCGGAACCGCGGCAGCACCGACGACATGATCGGCTTGCCGCGCGTCTGGCCGGTGCGCTCGCGGTCGTGGATGTGGAGCACGCGCCGGCGCCCGAACTCGGTGCGGGCCGGGATGCGCTCGTAGTCGTTGGGCCCCAGCACCCGATAGCCAACGTCCACCGGGTGACGCTTGGCGATGTAATAGGCCACGGGCGCCCCGTAGGCATCAACCTCGATCCCCATCCGAACGTTGGGGTCGACCGTCTTATCCCCCGGGGTGCCCAGCCGATCAGGGTCGACGAGCTGCAGCCGCGTCCGCCACGACTCTCCAGGGCGCGCGAAGTAATACGGCAGCGCCAGGGCCTCCCCGTGCATGAGCCCGGTGCGGAACACCAGCGCGGTCAGGCTGGCAAAATTCATCTCGCCAGCGACGTCGCACTCTCGCGTGCCGGCCCACGTTCGAAACTGCGCCGCCACGCCGCGAGCCCACTCCCGCCCCGCCTCGCGCGTCCACCCAAGCACGTAGCAGTTCGGCTTCGGCGCGAGCATGAATCCCGTGCCGATGACGTTGTCGACGAGGGTCTGAATCGCCCCCGAGGCAAGCCCGTGGTTGCGAACGATGTCGCGCTGCCGCGCGACCAGCGTGTCGAGCTCTCCCCACAGATCAGCGTCTGGCGACGCCAGCCACGGGTTCCACGTCTTGAGCTCCCGAGCCTCTCGGCTAGCCGCGTAGTGCACGGTGTCGGGTAAGGTCCTAGCCAGCGGTTGACCGCGACTGTCCAGCAACCGAGGCATGCTCACCGCGCGCCCCCCACGGGGTAGATCGGACCGCGGCCGCCAGTGCCTAGGAGCGCCGCGAGCTGCGATTCGAGGTCCGCGATGTACAGCCGCAGCGCCTCCGGCTTCGGCTCGTTCCACCGCGTCTGCCGGTTCTCGCCGAACCAGATCTGCACCTCCTTGTCCCCGAGCATGACCTTGTGCAGAGCAGCCCTCGCCTCCGCGATCTGGGCGCGCAACGCTGTGATTTTGGCTGAGTCTGCCACAATTCCTTTGGGCCCGTCACGCTCACAGCCAGGGGTCGTCAGCGTGGCGCGGTCTCTTCGGTTGTACTACTAATGACACAGATCGCGCCGTAGTCGCTATTTGCTGCGAGGCGCGAGCGCCGATCCCCGCGTCCCGCGCGACCTGGGCCCAGTTCTCTGGCGTCCACTTATCGACCAAAAGCGCATAGCTCGCCGCCCGCGCGTACACGCGGCAGTCCAGCGCCTCGTTGCGCCCGTTCTTCCGCGTCACCTCCCACAGATAGCGTCGGAACCCGCGGTGCGTGACCGGCACCAGCTCCTCCGCGGTGAGCTGACGAAAGTACTCCTCCGGGTACTCCGGAAAGTGGCACCACCCCCACGGCAGCTCAACCCCAGACTCCACAGTCGGCTTCTCCTGCTTCAGCCACCCATAGAGCTCCTCCTTGAGCTTCGACACCCCGATCGGCCACAGGTTGAGGCTGTGAGGATTCTTCTTCCCCGCCTTCGTGCGCCCGGTCTGCACCGGAGTACCAACGATCTGCGAGTAACCCTCCGGCATACCCTTGATCGCCATCACACGCTGCCCCGGCCACCTCGCACACCACTGATATACGGTCGTAGTCTGGTCACCAGTGTCGACCGCCATCAACCGGATCTGGAGCTTACCCCCGAGCTCGCACTCCCACTCCTCACTCAGCATGTCCCCCAACCGCTGCCACGGGCTGTCTGTACCATCAAGCTGGCTCGTGTCACCGCCAAACACCCGATACGCGACCGACCACGACTCCATCCGCTGGCCGTACGCCACGACCTCGACCTCAATCCGGTTGCGCTGCACGTCTACACCGGCGACCAGCACGCACCCGCCCGCCGGAACCTTGTTCGTCGGCAGCGCCTCGCGCCGATCGTAGAGCTTCTTCCAGTCCGGCTTGTCGCCCTCACCCTTGTACGTCTCCCCCAGAGCGGTGTTGATGAAGGTCTTGCGCTCCTCCGCATTCTGGTGACACGCCTCCCACTCCGCCGCCAGCTGCTCCCACGTCGCGTTGGCGGCGTAGCTATACCCAGCCCACAAGTGGAAGCTCGCGTGACCCCGGGCGCTGGGATTCTGCGGCACCCAGCCGCAACCCTTATCACCAGCCGCCTGGCGGCGCGCCGCCTCCTCAACCATCCACCGCTTCCTCTCGTGGCCAATCTGATAACCGCAGCTCTCACACTCATAGTGGACGGTGGACGGGTCGCCCTCCGTCCACCGCATCTGCGACCACCGCAGCACCTGAGGATGATCGCACTCCGGACACGGCACGAAGTACCGACGCTGATCGCCCTGCATGAACAGCCGCCGGATGCGACTCGTCGACTCGAGCGTGGGGGTGCTACCAGCGATGATCTTCCGGTTACCAAACGTCTCCGTGCGCTTCATCGCGAGCTTGATCTGGTCCCCCTCCTCGCCCGCCGTCAGGGACCAACCATCGATCTCATCCATGAACAGCGCGCGAATCGACGTGCGACGGAAGCCACGCGGGCTGTCCGCCCCCACCATGTGGAGCACCCCGCCCGGAAACTTCTTCTTCAGGATCGTGTTACCTCCGTCCCGCTTCGCGGCGGGAGTGATCAAACCGTCGAGGATCGGCATGTCCCGAACCATCGGCTCGATCTCCTCCTTCGAGTACCCCTCAGCGTCGCCGATGGTCGGCTGCACGATCATTATCGGGCACGGGTCCTGCGCGATGTACCACGCCACCGAGAAGTCGACGAGCTTCGTGAAGCCGACGCGGGCGCTCTTCATCAGTGTCACGCGCTCGACGCGCGGGTCACCGATGACATCGAGGATCTCGCGTTGGTACGGGTAGGGGCGATACCGCCCGACGTCGGCGCTCGACTCCGGCGAGAGGCGTGCGTGCTCCTCCGCCCACTGGGAGAGTGAGAGCCGCGGCGGCGGCCGCCACAGGGGTCGGAGGCTGGCGTCGAACGCCTCGGCGGTGACCGTCAGTAGGCTCACGTGGCCACCCCTGGGTCGGTCGCCACCGGTATCCGAGCGCGTCGCTCGATGGCGGCGACCGCCAACCCCTCAAGCGCCTGCACGCACAGCTCCTCGATGACTATGACGTCATCCGCGGAGAGGTGCGGTATCCGCGAGCGCGCGTGCTTCCCGAGCGCCATGACCGCGTTCTTCACCTCGGCGATCTGCTTCGCGAAAACCTGCCGCGCCGTCTCGACCTCGATGAGCTTGCCTGACTCCTCCGCCAGGTGGAGCTCCTCGCGCCGCGCCCGCGCCGCCTCATAGCGGAGCTTGACGTCGAAGATGCTGGTGCCGTCGTCGCCTTCATCACCAGCACCGCCCGCCGTTGCCTCCGTCTTCTTAGCCGACCCCACCGCGTTCTGCTGCAGCCTGCGCTTGACGAGCGCCGGTGCCTGCGCTCCCTCGCGCATCATCCAGAGCTCCTTCGCCAGCGGCACGTCGATGATCTCCACGCGCTTCCGCTTTGGGTTCCCCTTGAAGGGAAACTTCTTGATCGCGCCGTTCAAGCGACCACGCTGAATCGCGAGGTGTACTGCCACGTAGGAGACCCCGAGCTCCTTGGCGAACTCCGTCATGGTCATATTATCACCTCCAAGTAAGACCCGCGCACCCGAGACCACTCGAAGGCCCCTCTGGCTAACAGGCTGACGCTCAGAGGGGCCTGGCAACCCGCCAGGGATACCTTACCCAACGACGTCATGAAGGCCCTCCTGCGTCGAAGTGGTTTGCATACCTTCGAAAACGCATTGTGTCTAGAAATGGCGGGGCCCCAGGGAGCCGCGTCAGTCCATTGACGCACCAGGAG